TGCCTGATTATGTTGATCCATACTTTAAGCGACTTCTTAAAGGCGCTGAAGAAGCGACCATGCCATATTACCCAGACGATCCTGATAAGTATGGTGACTTAGCTGGTAAGTCCACTTATGTGCCATACGAAGGTGATCGCTTAACGTCATCCGCAGATTATGGTGATATTACTCAGTCGCGGGATATGATCAGAAACATAGCCACAAGTCCGCTGGCAGGGATGACAACGGCTGTTGGCACTCAAAATGAAGGTATCGCTGGGCTTCGTAATCTAGCTTTAAACGCACCCAGCTTTACTGCATCTAATTTTTCTGCGACAGGTGTTAACCCATATAGTGGGTTTCAGGCTGGGTCTGCGGATCCCTATAGTGGTTTTGCGGCAAGTCCCGCTACCGCTTTTACAGGCTTTCAAGCTGGCTCTGCGGATCCGTATAATAGATTTGATAGAAGTTCAGTTACTGGATATGGCGGGTTTCAAGAAAGACAAGCTGATCCATTCTCTGATTTTGATAGGAGCAGTGTTGAAGCTTATGGTGGATTCCAAGCGGGTCAGGCCGATCCGTTTAGTGATTTCACCCAAGCAGAATTTTCAAAAGCACAAGGCAAAGAGTTTGATTTTGGACCAGCACGTCAGTTTACGGGCGCTGAAGTGTCAGACTATATGGACCCATACATGCAAAATGTTGTGGATGTTCAGAAGCGCGAAGCAATACGTGACTTTGGTAGGGGTCAGGCTGGCAGAGATGCAGCGGCTGTAACGGCAGGTGCCTTTGGTGGATCACGTCAGGCTGTTGCTCAAGGAATGGCAGAGCAGAACCTAGATCAAAGATTGGGTGATATACAACAAATTGGAAGTCAGGCAGCGTTTGACCGTGCAATGCAGATGTTTGAGTCTGATCGTGCGGCACAAATGGACGTTGATCAGCGCCGTGCAGCAGAAGCGGCACGAGTTCAAGGCATTGATGTTGGTGAAACAGGAAGAACGCAAACTGGTACAGCGGCTGAGATGGCTCGTACTCAGGCTGGAAGAGCGGCAGAACTTGCTAGGACGCAGGGGATTAGTCTTGACGAAGCTGCACGGATTCAAGCAGCGGAAGCTTCAGAGTTGGCTAGAACCCAAGGCGTTGATGTTAGCGAAGCTGCAAGGACACAAGCAGCAAGAGCAGCGGAGCTTGCCAGAACTCAAGGCATTAGTATTGATGAGGCACGTAGAATACAGGCCGCTGAAGCCGCTGAACTTGCCAGAACGCAAGGTGTTGACGTTAGCGAGGCAGCTAGAACGCAAGCTGCAGAAGCTGCCGAACTGGCTCGCACACAAGGTATTAGTTTGGATGAGGCCGCACGAATCCAAGCAGCAAACGCCGCAGAACAGGCTAGGGTGCAAGGTCTTGATGCTTCGGAAGCAGGTCGTATCCAATCAGCCCAAGCTGCAGAACTTGCTAGAACCCAAGGTATTAGCATTGAAGAAGCCGCTCGCATACAAGCAGCAGAAGCAGCGGAGCTTGCTCGAACACAAGGTATAGATGTTAGCGAAGCAGCCCGTGTGCAGAGCGCAAACGCAGCAGAGCAAGCAAGGATACAGGCGGCATTAGAAGCTCAGAGATACGGAACCGCTGGACTGTACGGTGATTTAATGGGCGCAGGTCGTGGTCTTCTTGGGCTTGGCGAACTTGCTCGTGGCACTGACATACAGGGTGCGCAATTACTTGAAACACTTGGTCGGGATATTCGCGGAGAAGATCAGGCTCGCCTAGACCTAGCGTATCAAGATTTCTTACGTCAACAAGACTATCCAATCAGTCAGTATGAACGCTTCGCTGGCCTTCTAAGTGGTGTACCTACTGGCAATCTGGACAGGACAACAACGCAGTATGCTTCTTACAATCCAATCCAACAAGCATTGGGTGCGGGAATTTCTGCGCTTGGATTGTATAGAGGTCTTGGTGGTGGATATGGTGGTTATGGCGGTTATGGTTACGGAGGTATGCAATGAACATTATAGAGCAAACAGAAGCTCTTAAAGACCTTCCTGATCAAAGACTGATGCAAGAGATGCAAGCCCCTACAGGATTTGCACCTCAGTTTCTTGTGCTTAGTGAGCTTAAACGCCGCAAAAGAATGCGTGATGAGTATCAGCGCCAGCAAGCTGCAAACATGAAGACAGTTGCAGAAGAAGCCGTAACTGCTGCAGGTGTGCCGCAAGAGGGTATCATGCAGATGTCTCAGGCCATGAACCCAAATAGTTCAATTGCACAAAACACTGGAGCGGACCAGAGACCACAGATGCAACCGACACAGGCACCTCAAATGATGGCTGATGGTGGCGTTGTTCGCATGTTCGATGGTGGTATTTCTGGCGGCACTATGTCTGCTATTGCAAACCTTAAAGCAAATTATCCTGATGTATACAGGTCGGCAGTTGAGCAGGGCATTGTTGAACAAATGGCAGAGTACATGCAAAATGTTGCTCAAGATGTGCCGTATGGCCTTGATGCCCTTGAAGATCCACGTAGCTTTGATTTTCTGCAAAGCATGTTTACTGACCCATCAAATCGTGCTGTAACTGAAAAACAAAAAGAAATAGAAGCAACGCAGCCAGAAAGAGCATTACAGGCAAGAGTCGATTCCAGAACTGCACTAAGTAGATATAGCGACGATGATCCTATATTTGGCACGTCTGCATTGGAGCAGCGGGAAAGGCCAGTAACAGGGGAATACACTGCTGCGCTGGATATTCCAGTCACTAGCGTTGAGGGCAAATTGCCACTGCCGCCTTCTGATCCATTGGGGTTAGTGTCAGATGGGAAAGATTTTGGAGTTAAAACCCCTTCAGGTAGTGCGTTGCCTGGTTTAATGCCACCTGTTGTTGATGATGGTTTCGGCACGGAATCAATTCAAAATATGCAAGAACAAGAAAGACAAGATGATATTTATAAATTCTTAGCAGAGAAGGGGGAAGATTTCCGTGGAGATTTCCCTAGTATAGCTATAGCTGATAGGTTAGATGAGGCTAACCTTGAAGGAGATGAAAAGTATAGAAAAAGAATACTGGAAGGAAATCTTGCTGCACATACTGGGTTGTACTTTCCAGAAGGCTCTTCTGGTCGAGAGGTTGCTCGTAAAGATTTAAACCTTCGCGCTTTACAGTTCTTACAAGGCGATCAATTTACACCACCCAGTGAGATATACGGTAATCTTTTACGTGGTGATCCACTCGAAACCGCTAAATATCAAGAAGAACCCCCAGAAGTCATCCAACAACTGTCAGATGATATATATAATGCAGATAGAGTAGATCAAGAAGCCAATGCGTTAAGATCTCTTGACCAGCAAGACATGAACGCTCAAAGGAAAAGCGACGAATTTTTCCGCATGTTGGAAATCAACAACCCACCTGTAGCTTATGATCGTTCTCCGACTACAGAGTTTATTAATAATTTACTATCTGGTGGAACTGATGAAGTTGATAACGAGGTATTTAAGGGACAGGCAATACCAGAAGATCTTCCTGAAGGATTCCAGCTTGGAATGGGAGCGGCATCAGAAGGTGCTTTGTCATTCGGAAAGCTAACAGATGACACATCCACCAACCCCGCTGGGAACAAGGTGACTGGTGGTCAGAAGGCAAGCGCAACGTCATCTCTTGGTGGCATAGAAGGCCGCATAGCTAAGATGCTTGAAGAGAAAGAGAAGAGCGCCCAGAGCGACAAGTGGATGGCTCTTGCTCAAGCGGGTATGGCATTGATGGCATCTGATGCACCAACTCTAGGGGGTGCCATAGGAGAAGCTGGTCTTGTTGGTCTTGGTGCATTGAAGAAAGGAAAAGATCAGTACGATAAAGATGTCCTTGATCTTCTGACTTTGCAGCAACGCATAGACGCACAGAAAGCAAGGTCTTCTGGTAAAGGGGGTTTGACTGCAAGCAACATGATTAGCCTTATGGACGACTTGAGAAGGTACAAGGGTGACATTCAAGATCGCATTGACGCCCTTAACTCTCCAGCCAATATAATGGATCCAGCAGAAAAAGAACGTCAGATAAAGGGCTTGCAGCAAGAGTTGTTCAGAACTGATATTGAGCTTGGCACATATCGTAACGCTCTACGCGGAACTGGCAGTATTGGTAGCCAGTCATTTGATGTAAGAGGTGGATCGGCGCAGCAACCTAGTGTAGGATACAGCTTAGGCACAGCTTCACAATAAGGAGATGACTCTTGGGCGTTATTCAACAAGTAGGTCAATTCTCTGGGAACCCGTATTCATTTACCATTGCAGGTGATACACCTACTGAGCAAGAAGTTGCACGTATCTCTCAGATCTTGGATCAGCAAGAGCTACCCTATCGTCAGCAATACGAGACACAGTATGGTGGCATTGCCTCTCTTAATCAGCCAATTGAGGAAGAAGAAGAGGGCGGATTTTTTAGTAGGCTAGGAGATCGCTTTGCATATGCCATTGATGCACCATTAGAAAACTTTGCCACAACAGCAAGGTTAACTGGGTTTGATAGAACTGCAGACTTTCTAAGCGGCGCTGTTGAAATGCCAGAGAATTATGAAAGCGCCACAGAAAAGTTTCTAAATGAAGACGGTAGCTTCTACAACTTCTTGTATGCTCCAGAGGCAGTAGCAGAACAAGCGGGTCAATTCGCTGGCTCTCTTTTGTCTAGGGCAGGTGGTGCGGCAATAGGTGGTGTTGCTACTGGTGGTAGCCCTGCGGGTGTGCTGGCTGGTGCGCTGGCTGGCCCAGCTTTGTTTGAGGCAGTGCAGCTTGTCGGACCAATCGCTCAACAACGGGCAAGAAACAATGGCAGGGAGATACCCACTAAAGATGACTGGTTGGGTGCAATCTCAAGCGCAAGCGCATCTGGTGCGCTAAACGCAATTGCTCCTGGTCTGCAAGGCACTTTAAGAAAACTTATTGCTGAAGGCGGCACAGAAACTGTTCAGTCTGTTATTCAGCAAACAGGCGAGACTGCTTTAACAGACAAGGGCCTTGATATAAATCTAAGGCAAGCTTTTGGTGAGGGTATACTTGCGGCTGGTACTGTTGCTGCAATATCGGGACCCATTGATTACCTTAGCGAAAAGCCAAAGTCTGCATCTGAAATAGAACTTGACGAGGATCTGCAAGAAAGTGCTGTTGAAGACAGTGAGCGTACTGGATTTGCATCAGACATTTCACAACAGTTGATGGAGCAAGCAGAGGCTCAGACTGAAGCAGCCATACAATCTGAATCCCCCCAGACAACATCAGAAAGCCCAGCTACTTTATCTGAGGTTACAACTGATAGTGAGTTTGAAAACAAGACCTACAATAAAGCCCAGTATGATCGTGTTCTTCAGCAAGTTAAATCTGACATCGCAAGGGAGAAGGCTCTTAGCGTTACTGGAATTCAACGCGCTATAAAGACAGACCTGCCTGATACTAAGGTTAGTCAGGTTCGTGACATCATGGCAGAGCTAGAGACACGAGGATACGTTCAGTCTCAACCCACAACGACAAGAGATCTTCGGGCTGTACCTTTGTATCAGCCGACTGAAAACATAGTGCCTCAACTAAAGACACCAGATGTGGCGTATCGTCGTCAGATTGATATTGCCAATGAGGCAATAGAAAAAAATAATAAAACTATAGACAGCCTGAAACTTGATCTGGATTCTGTAAGAGAGTTTGGTCGTGACCTTCAAGGAAAACGTACAACTGAGAACGCAATAAATTATGAAATCACCAGACTTGGGGAAAGGAACAAGCAATACAGTAGCGTTGTGAATGAAGCGCAGCAAGGATTGCAGCAGGTTGGAAGCTTGCCCTACGTTCCCAAAGTCACTCCTGATTTAAATAGAGCGCAGAAGATTGAGCGTAAAGTTGCAGCAGCAAAGGCGCGTAGTGTTGCTGATCAGGTGAAAGAAAAAGTTCAATCGAACAAACCCGTATATACGCCAGCCCTTACGGCTAAACAGGAGAAGGTGTTTCAGTCCATTCGAAAGCGCCTTGATGGCTACGGGTTGAAAGATGTTAGGTTGGAAGCGGAGCAGTTAGTAAAGGCTCCAGACGGTGCGGGTATTGAGGGATCTTACAACCCAACCAATCGCATGATGAGTTTGTCTATGGGTTTGTATGACCCCAATCTTTCGGAAGCAGAATTGTTTAATCGTGTTGGAGAAGTTCTTGATCACGAAACAACTCACGCCCTGAAAGAGATGAATGTTATTACCCCCGCTGAGTGGAAAACACTCACTGATGCTGCAGCTAAAATGCGGTATACAAAGATCAAGAGCGGTGAGAAGCAGCAAAGAAAGTATTCATACCTAGATCGTGCCAAGCGCATGTATGGGGATATGGGCGCAGAAATACAGGCTGAAGAAGCCGTTGCAGAAATGTTCCGTGATTATAACGCTGGTCGATTGAGCATGAAGGGCAAGCCAGTAAGCTTGTTTAATAAGATTAAAAACTTCTTCAAAGCTATTATTGGCGGTGCGAAAGCTAATGGCTTTACGGATGTGCAATCCATCTTCGATGATATTGTTGTTGGAAATATTGGGCAGCGCGAACGTGGCATTGCTGCACAAGAGCAGACAGAACCAACGTCTTCGCGTCAGTCACGACTAGCGGCAACAGAGGAAGAAACAACACCCGAACAAAACATTAGAATGCCACTGAATGTTGCGGCACCGAATGATCAAATCCGCGCTGAAATACAGCGCATGACAAATCAGAACCGCCCACTGGTTAAGCAACTGATCAGACGGATTGATGAAAGGTACGGCACTAAGTCAGGCGACAACGCCAAAGACCTGTCAAAGGTTACGCAGAAAGCTCGTCGCCCATCAATACTGGCTAAGAAACCTTGGCATGATGTTTCCCACATCCGTGATAGTTATCGCTTTAAGACAGTGATTGATGACTTCCGTGCGGTCCCTGCAATTTTCAATGAGTTACTTGCTGATGGGATATCTCTGGTCAAGATAGATACCAACAAGTTGTTTGAGCCAAAGGAATGGGGCTGGCGTATTATTGCGTTTGATTTACGCATGCCGAATGGGCAGCTTGTCGAATGGTATCTGCCGTTGAGAGAGCTTGAAGTTGAGAAGAAAGCTCGTGGTCATTTGATCTTTGAGGAATGGCGCAACAAGACACAAGAGGAATTGTCAGCGCAGCGTGATGCTTACTTTGCTGCCATCGCTCGTAGTTATAGAAACTATGATGAGGCTTTCCAAGCTGCGCTAGATCGAATGAACACTACACGTCAGGATGCAGAAGCATCTTGGAGAAGAGCAGAGAGTTCACTGCTTGAGGCTGCGCGGAATGCACGTAGGTCATCTGGTGTTGGGATCTCTTCTGCCGCAACGGCAGAGGCTGGCATTACAACGCCTTCAGAAGTACGCACTGATGTAGATCCATCAGCCTTGAATATAAGCGCCCGTGAAGAGCCATCTTCTATGAGTGCAAAAGGTTCTGCCATCTTATCTACCTCCGATGACTATGTTACAGATTTGCCTGTTGAACAGCAAGTTAAGTTCTCAAGGCTGTCTCGCTCCCCTAGTGTATCAGGTTTACAAGACTTTATCAGAAATAATCCTGATGGATTTACTATTGATCCTGTCTCCATGGAACCTGCGTCTGGTGGTTTCGTTGTTGCCCCCCTCAAAGAAGCCGAAATAATTGTCGGAGAGACCTTGCCAGAGGAGGTACTATTAGGTTATATTGAGGATAATAAGGATATTTCGAGGGCTGTCAATAAGCCAGTTTACCTTGGTGGTTGGTTCGACACAGACTCTCAGCAATATTTCTTAGACAACACTTTGATACTGCCGACTGCAGAAGAGGCGCTGTACATCGCTGAGGCTGCAGATCAACTGGCAATCTTTGATCTGAATAACTTTGAGGAGATCAGGACCAATGAAGGAATCAGACAACTCCAAGAGAGTGGTGCTTACAGAGGTGACACCGCAATCGGATACCAAAGAAACCTTGCAGAGGTTGGTCGCCGCTTTGCGGAAGCAAGGAATAACCGTAACGCCAGCCAAAGAGAACAGCTTACTAGAGGAGTAGAGGGCTTTAGACAATCACGTCTAACCTTACCCCTCTCTCCTGAGCAACGTGCTGCTAGTGTTCTGGATTATTTAGACCCGAACACTGGACAACCTAAGTTTAAAAACAAGCAGGGTTCCGAAACCCTTGTAAGCTTTGCCAACAAGCTTCTTGAGCTTCGCGGCACACGTACATATGACATCGTCAACTCAGAGCAAGACCGCGAAGAGGTCGCTCGCATCATGGCTGCAGAAGCAGAGGCTGCGCTTCTGTCCAGTAGCGATGCGATTGGTTGGTATGATGCCAAGCTGAAGCTGGCAAAACAAATTCTGTTCCCTGTGTACCCAGAGGTATCACCACTGCGTCCTGATGGCACAGAGAATTCAATGTATGATCCAGCGTCTGAGCATGCATTTGACTATGCAACAGCAGTTACCTCAAATGGTTTGTCTGTAATTGACAACTACCTACTGGCATCTCGCCAGTATGACGCATGGAAAAACAACCAAGACGGTAAGTTCCCGCTCTCAGCTTCTGGGGCGCAAGGCAAGTCCATGATTAAGGCGTGGGAGTTTTGGAATGCTCTTGTGGATCTTGGTTATAACTCTAATCAGATTAACGATCTGCTTACAACGCAGATGCGTAAGGGTGATCTTGCGGCACTGATGACAGAAGTATTCGGTGTAGATCGTGTCAAAGATTTACCATTTACAATAGATGGAAAAGAACTTGCCGATGAAATCGTTGGCGTTGCCTATGTGATTGGACCTAAGATTGGAAATGGTTTCTATCAAAACTTACGTGGCAACTTTGATCCTCTAACAATGGATCGCTGGTGGATGCGCTTTGTCAACCGTATCACTGGCAACCCAACAGTTAACTATCGTGAAGAACTTGTACAGGAAAACAAAGAAAAGCTTTGGAACCTAATATCAAATCCAGATAGCTTGACGGAAATGGACCAAAAGCTTTTGGTGGATACTGTCGAAGCTTTGGGAATCACCACTATAGAGAAAAGTGATATTGAACTTATTGCCCCAGAAGTACAAAAAGTTTGGGACAAAAACTTCTACAACAAAGCATTCAACGACAAGCTTGATGATCTTGCTGATCAATATAACTTTCTTGTCACATCAGACGGTGTAATCACTGGGCGTGACGCGGAAAAAGTTAAGAAGATTGCTCAAGATGCACGTCCTAAATCCACAGACTTAGCACTGGCTGCTAAAAATTTAGCAGGTAAACTAAAGCCTCAGCTTCAGGAAGATCCACGTAATGCCCGTGAGCGTTCAGCCATGAGGGCTGCTGCTAATCGTGCTAGAGAAATACTGCGTCAAAGCAACCAGATTGGTGTGGATCTAACCAACGCAGACTTCCAAGCCCTCATGTGGTACGCAGAGAAGCGCATCTTTGAAGCTGGTGGTGTGCGCAAAGGTCGTGGTGATGACAATGATTATGCAGATGGTGCAATAGCCATCCTTAAAAACAAAGGTGTAAGCGATGACAAAATCGAAGCCACACTCCCCGATGCAGAACGAGGAAGAATCCGTAGTGTCGAATCTCAACTCGACAGAGATTCTGAAATTGGCAGAGAGATTGATGCGATACAAAGAGGGCCAGAAGAAGGAAACTTCTTCGCTCCAAGAGAGCTAACACTTCTTGATGGGTCTATGGCCCCACAGGAACAGCTAACAACCGAACAGCTACAGCAAACAGAAGCAGATCTTGCGGGAGCAGAAGTTGATCCAGAGCTACCACCTCAACGGTTCTCTCGCCTCATCCCTGCTCAGGCACTCATGCCATTACGCGCACCAGTTAACATGGCTGATGGCTCTCCCAATCCAGTCTATGGGTACTTTAGGGATGACACAACGGGCAAGCTACGTCCTATAGTTTTGCCTAGAGGTTCCCACAAAACATACGAGAATGGTGTAGAGGTTGGTCAGGGATTGTATCACATACAACAACGCAACCACGATAAGGAACTGGTGGAGAATTCTAAATACAAGCGTGTTGAGAATGCCATCTTTGATCTCCTTCGCCGCTGGCAAGATCAAGGGTACGAGGATGGTGATGCGGTTATCTCCTATCCAAGTCAGGGTGTTATCGTTCTTGAGTGGCGCAATAACCTAGCGTTTAAAGCACCACCCATGCGCCTTGTGCTGCAGTCGGGTCGTGATCTACCAAATGCACCTTCTAAAAATGTATTTTATGTAAAGACATTCTTCCCGATCTTGGAGAAGAAAGCACGGAAGACTGCGCCTGTTCGTCAATCTCGCTTGATGAGCAGACTTCCAGAACAGATAGGCGAAAAGCAATACAATTTAGAATATGCTAGAACCTCTGACTTCTTGGCAAAGGGTTTGAAATTTTTTGTGCCAGAAGAAAAAGCACAGACTGCAGCGGATGGGATTATTCGCAGGTTCCAAGACGACATGCTTCCCGTGGGACGTATGATGCAAGAGCTTCAAAAGAAGGACGCTACAATTACAGATGCGTTTGATCCTTATCTGCAAGAAGAATTGTATCATGGTCGTGTAGGCGCAGAGATCGAAAGCCGTGAGAAGACAATCTACAAAGATGCTGTGGATGCAGTTAAAGGTGTTAACATTTCTCAGGGTAAGATCGATCAGCTAAAAGCTATTTCAGACAAGGCGTCAGAGACGGGTGATGGGTTTGTTAAGAAAGCTCTTGCTAGTTACCCAAGCAAAAAACTTGCAGTAGTTGATGCTGTTCTTTACGCGACACACGCTAAGGAACGTAACGCATTCATCAGAAAAAAAGATCCAGATAACACCTCTGGCTCAGGCATGTCAGACATGGAAGCTGATTCAATCCTAGCGTGGGTTGCCACGTTGGACGCGCCAAGTGTGGCTGCTCTGCAGAGAGTTCAGCAAGGGGTCAGAAGTATTGTTGCAAATACAAACCAGAGCCGTGCTGATTATGGTTTGATACCAGAGGAATTGCGCACTGATACAAACTTTAATTCATACGTGCCTCTGCGTGGCAAGGTGGATATGCTTGAGGGCGAAATGGACTTTACCCGCCCAGCCAGCGGTGCGCCGTTTGGTGTACGTGGTAGGGAAGATCGTCGTGCGCTAGGTCGTTTTGACTATGCCACAGATATCCTTGCAACTGTGATTAATCAGAACCAGAACTCTGTTGTTCGCGGAGAACGCAACAAGGTTGGTCAGGCATTCATTGAATTGCTACGCGCAAACCCAGACAAAACCCGTGGCTTTGGTCGGATCCTAGATCGCATGCCAACAATACGAAGAGAGGATACATCAGGTAAGGTAAGAGAATTTACAGACTTTATGGCGGCTCAAGACCCACACATTTTTGTTGCTAAAGAAAATGGTAAAGATGTTTATGTTGAGATCAGTGACATACGTCTCGCCAACTCCTTGAAGGGTAGTGATGGAACAGGATCTAGCTCACTTGGAGCTATCACTAGATCTTTGGGTAAGCTTAACAGATACCTGTCAAACATTAACACCTCGTACAACCCAGAATTTTTTATCACTAACATCGTCCGTGACATCCAGACTGCAGGTATAAACGTGCAGCAGTTTGATGCTGATGGCATGGTGAAGAGTATTGCCAAGGACTACAGAAGCGCATTTGGTGGCATCAAGAGAGCCATCAGAAATGGTGACAAGGATAGTGAGTGGGCAAAGATATACGCTGACTTCGTCCGTGATGGTGGTCAGAATTCTGCAAACCCAATGAACAGTGTTGCCGATCAGATGGCAAACATTAGCAACTTACTGGGCGACATCGCTGAGGATGGTGCGCGTGGCAAGTTCAACAAGATGAAGAACAGTTTTGCAGGGGAGAGAGTTAAGTCTCTTCTCAAGTTCTTAGAAGACTACAACACTGTGGCTGAAAACGCCGTGCGTGTTGCTGTTTACAAAGGTCTAAAGGACAAAGGCTTCTCGCCTGAGAGAGCGGCACAAGCTGCACGTAATGTGACTGTAAACTTTGGTAAGGGTGGCGAATACAAGACACTGATGAACTCAATGTACTTGTTCTATAACGCATCCATCCAAGGTTCATTTGCGCTTTTCAATGCGTTCCTAAGATCACCAAAGGTTCGCAGATTATGGGGTGCTTTGGTTGTTGCTGGTGTAATGCAAGACCTTCTTAACTCAACATTTTCTGAAGAAGATGATGATGAGATCTTAGTCTACGACAAGATACCCGATTACATTCTTGAGCATAACTTGATCCTTCCGACATTTGGTATGGGAACTGATCGTCAATATCTTGCGATACCAATGCCATACGGTTTGAACATGGCAGTCAATGCTGGTCGCGCATTCAATCGCACATTACGCGGAGAATACTCTGCGTCAGAAGGTGCCAACTCAATCATCATGACTGCGGTGGATGCTCTCAATCCACTGGGCGGCACAGAGAACCTTATCAACTTTGCAGCGCCAACTGTGTTCGATCCCTTCGTTGAAATCATGCGTAACGAAAACTACGCTGGAGTTCCGATATACAAGCAGCAGTATCCAGGAGATCAGTCCCCCGATAGCCAGCGTTACTTCAATAGTGTCAGCCCTTCAGCGCGTTGGATTACAAACAACTTAAATGCTCTGACTGGCGGCACCACTGAGATGTCTGGTTTCGTTGATTGGAACCCAGAGATCATGGACTACTGGTTTGAATATCTGACAGGTGGTATCGGGCGGTTCGTCCAAAGAACAGCCGAATTACCTGCTCGTGTGTACACCGATGGCTTCAACGAAGACTTGGTCCGCGAGATACCTTTTGTTCGTAAGGCAATCGGCACTGTGTCAGAGCGTGAAAACATTGGCATGTTTGTGGAGAAGCGTGATCGTATCTTGAACGTAGGTCAGGAGATCAAGGCGGCACAAGAAGCAGGTGACCGTGAAAGGTTTATGAGGGCAAGAGAAAAGTATTCTGAAGAGATTGCTCTTCTGCCTCGCATCAAAGCAATCAACAATGCCATCAAAAAAATATCACGGCAGCAGAACGCTATCCGTGATAATGTAAACCTTCCTGACAGTCAGCGTCAGTTAATTCTTGATAGGTTGGATGAGCAAAAGCAGATGCTATACGCTCGTGGCAATATGATCATGAAGGACTATCGATAAAGTTCAATTGAACTTTTTAAGTCTTCTGAAAGTGTAGTAAGCCCAAAGTTTCTCAATTGGGCTTAGTTCATCCTGATCTAAAACCATGCCCACCCCATGACCTAAGTCCATAGGTTTGCTTAGTTTACTGAATGTCTTTTGAGAACAGTAACCCGCTACACGAAAGGTGTCTTCTTCTTGCTTACAGACAAGTACGGAGCAGTCTGCTTTAAATGACTCCATGTTTTTGAAAAGCAACTTACCTCTTGGATAAAATGTTGACTTAACATCAATAGATAAATCACCAAGCCACATATCTTCGCCACTATCTACACCTAATTGAAATGGGTTGTGTTCTATGTCGAACACTTTAGCAACGCAAACTTCCGCCTGTATACCAAGCAGATCAAGATCGTTATCATTCCGACCCTGATCTCTCCTTTGGTTTGCAACACCACATGCCCTAGCAAGCTGCCACCTAAAGGTAGCTGCTTGCTTGCAGTTAGACATTTCTTTAGGACTTAACTTTACTATCATGTCTACTGTTTATCCACTCAATTATTTCTGATCTTTTCCACCGCCGTGTGTGTGGTGTAATCATGATTGGTTTCGGGAAATCATTCTCTTCCCGCAACATTTTTTGAACAGTCTTTAAGTGAAGCGACAGCATCACAGACAGATCGTTTGTATCTAGGAGTTTTTCTTCCATTGCCTAAAGTCCTCTCTTAGTGTTTCGAACTTACTTCTGGCATCAGGATTATCTCTAAACTCTGACCGTGATGTGATGCCACAGTATTCTCTTACAGCCTTCACCGCTGCGCCTTCAATTTTGAAAGGGTCTTCTTCATCCATCAACCCACAAGACCAGAGGTACTCTCCGAATTCTGGGTTACGGCACAGAAGCCCTGCCGATGCAATCAGCCTTTCTATTCGCTGATGTTCTTCCCGTGTCTCTGGTTCATCCTGATCGTTAAGTCGAACCATAGCCACCATGTATCTTGTTCCCACCCAGTCAGTGTGAAGCTCTTGTGGGCAGTCGTTTGGATGGACGTTGAGTCGAAGGATAATTCCATTTCTATCTTGAGACATGGATACCTTCACAGCTTCAAAGCCCATAGCTGCATCTCTTATGCTACTCATCTTAAAAACCCCAATCAATTTTTACATGAACATGAACGTCAATGCGTTCTGGAATGCCTGATGTTTGATTGATCAACACAGGCTCATCGAATTCACCAAAGAAACTTTCGTAAGGCACACCTAAGTAATCAGCAATGTCTTTGATTGCTGTTGCAGGTGGCTCTTTTATTACGCCTCTCTCGTACTTAGAATAAAGAGATTGATGTAAGTTTATGGCGTCACATATTTCTGTTTGAATTAAGCCTTTTTGTTCGCGGATCTTCTTTAAGAGCTTTCCATTAAAGTTCACTGTATCTCTCCCAATTTCTTTCAGCCCATGCTTTGGCATCTACCCCCATAAGATCCCACCATGTGCGCTCATCACCAAAACGGTGCAGGTCCATATGGCAATCGTGACACAGAGGTACAGCCCAGTTATCTCCCGACCTCATACCTACACCACGTTCCCCCACATGCTGCAGGTGGTGCGCCTCTGCGCCACGACTACACACTAAGCAGGGTGACCCCCGCAAAGTTTTCAAATATCTCTCCCGCCTAATCCTGTCTTGCTTTGGGAAGCGAAAGCCTCGCCACTTTCTCGTCAGCATCTTTATCCTCAATCATTTTTCTGTGATCAGTAA